TATCTGCCCAACTATTACCAATCCTATACTCTCCGTCCAATGGACAGTTCAGTTGCAGGACTTCACCTGCGAATATCATTGCGTTAACACAAGACTTACCGATAAAGTCTGCGTCTTCTGGTTTACATTCTATCTGCCATTCATCGTGTACCTGTGCGACTAGCCTGAAGTTTACGTTGTCCAACAGATCATACAGGATAACGATTGCTTGCTTCATAACTATAGCACCAGCACCCTGTAGCAGTGTGTTCAGTGCGGCATGTGCTGATCGTACAGTTAGGCGTCTACCGTCTAGACCTACAAGAGAACCAGACTCACCATCCTCAAGCACAGACTTTCTTAGATCAGCCAGTGCTGGTGTGTTCTCTAAGAACCTCTCTTTGAGTTTCTTCCCTGCTCCACTGGTAGAGCCTACCACCTCACCTATCTTAGCATTACCTGCACCGTACAAGAACGCATAGATGAATGTCTTAGCTTGATCCCTTGTTGCTAGTCCTGCTGCTTTCTGGTTGGCTGTGTGGATATCACCTGTAAGGATCTCGTTGGTGTAGTCGGCATCATCCATGTAGTGTGCAAGCATACGTAGCTCAAGCCCACTAGCATCAGCGCCCACAAGAACGTGACCTTCAGGTACTGTAAATAACTCACGGCATTGCTTACCATACTCAGCCCTTACACTAGGTATCTGAGCCAAGTTTGGAGAGGAGTGTGCCATCCTTCCTGTGACAGCGCCGATGTGTCTGACCCGTCCATGTATGCGTGAGTCCTCGCCCACTGCTTTAATCCACGAGTCCACATGAGAGGCGCGTTTCTGGCAGAGTAAGTAACGGAGAATAATCTTTGCTTCGGGAATGTCTGTCTGCTTCTTGAGGGTTGACTCATCGACCTTTGGTTGTCCTGACGGAGTGAGTTCCTTCCACACAGCGCCCTTGCTAGTAAGCCGCTCTGCAATTTGTTGTCTACTACCGACGTTGAATACCGTAACTTTGTCCTTGAGTCTCTTCTGTGTTTTATCACTGTACCTCTCCTCTATTATGGGTGGGAACACTTGTTGTAAGTCTCTTTCTATTCTGTCCATACGGGTAGTTAACTCTGAGTACAGAGCAACAGCATCCTGCTTCTTGAATTGAAACCCATTGTCTTCCTGATCTTTACATATGAATGCAGTGCTGTGTTCAAGGTCAACACAATGCTTACTAAACTTAAGCATCTGCATCTGTTCTACTAGCTTGTTGTATAACTTCTCAGTCACATCAACGTCACGCTTACAGTACTCAATCATCTCATCAGACAGTACGTCCCACTCATCATGGTCACCCTTAGCAAACCCAAGGCGTTGACCCCATGCAGCTAGGCTGTGACCACCATCAAGGTCAGGACGAAACAGACGTGACATCACGAGAGTATCGATGACTCTATCTCTATGTACATTGATGCCCCACAGTTTAAGCATAACAGGAAGATCGTAACCAATAAGATTATGTCCACATACCTGCCCACCTTTTTGTAACTCATGCGCTAGACTCCTGCTAGATAAGTGCGTCAAGGCTACTTCGTTTGGCCTCTTCGTCACGACACAGTGTATCTCTGTCGGAGCCAAACCGTTCGCTTCGATATCCAGATAGACTATATTCGTAGTAGGACAGATCAAATCTTTGTTCATCTGTAAGTTCATGACCATTCGTCTGCATCTCCTGTGTCTGGTACTGGGTAGTAATCCAGCGGCTCATCTTCGACATCTCGTATCTCCTCTAAGTCATACAGGTCAGCGTAGTCTACGTTACCCACTGTCGTTATGTCGTCGTCAGCAAGGAACCTACTACACTCATTACATAAGTCTACAAACTCACCACTACCATCAAACTTCTTGGTCAGTTCATAGTTACTCATGATCTTGTCACAGGCTTTACACCTCACCCCATTACCTCCGTTAACCTACCAGTGTCTTTGTTATACATCAGCGCAGTAGCTGGGCCTGTCATGCCACTGAACCTGTTTTTCAACACACGCACATTGGTTGTGTTACGCACCATCACATCCTCTGCCTGTGCATTACGTTCTAATCCTATCACGATATCAGATAGTTGTGCAATGGCAGCACTACCACGTAGCTGACCAAGGCTAGTGTATGCACCGTCCTCATGTCCCTTACCTTCAGGTCGCTTGAGGTGTGACACAACAAACATAGACACCACCATCTCCTGACAGAACATGCGTAGCTTGGTCATGATCTCATCGATGGCACGTCGCTCATCACCGTTGTCTTGGTCTGATACTAGTATTGATATGTGATCTAGTACGATGTACTTCACACCCAGCACCTTGATCTGGTATCTGAATCGTGCCAGTACATTCTCTATCTTGTTAGAACCAAACGTATCCCACAACACAACACGATCATCAAGGTCAAGGCTGTCGAACACCTGATCTACCTCTGATGGTGAGTAGTCACACCCCGGCAGGTGGATAGGCTTGTTGATCTGTAGTCCCACTAGACCACGCGCTGTCCTGTCTGGTGTCTCTTCAAGGAACGCTAGTCCTACCCTGTCGTTAGTCTGTCCTAGTATTGAGAACACTAGCTCACGCATGAACGTAGACTTACCTAAGCCAGAGCCAGCACAGATAGTGACTAGCTCGGTAGGTCTAACACCAAACGTCATGTCATCTAGCCCCTTGTACGGATAGCGTACCTCTGCCTCCTCCAACGGCTTCTTCAGTGTCTCACGCAGTGAACCCAGCATCACCATACCATCAGGTGTATACGTCTTAGCCGCCCACCACCGCTTAACAAACTCATCCTTGTCACTGTTAACTAGGTAGTCACACGCATCCTTATGCTCACCATGATGATAGATCCTAGCCTTACCACCAAAGATGTCAGCACACTCTAACGCAGCAGACCGTCCATGATCGTCGTTGTCAAAGCAAAAGATAATATGATCGTACTGGTCGAGAAAGTCGTAAGCCCTGCGACAATCAGCAGCAGCACCTTGAGCGCCATTGCGAATAGAAACAACAGGATATTTACCACCAAACATTTGATATGCTGCGAGTGCATCGAACTCTCCCTCCACTACGGTTATGTACTGACCACCAGTAGGGAAGATGTGTTGACCATACAACCCTGCCTTCTTCCAATCACCTGCTATCTTGAACTGCTTGTCAGGATACCTAGTCTTCACTGCTACTAGCTCACCCTGTGGGTTGTGATACCCGAACAGTACGTTGCCTGACTTCTGCTGTGCGGAGTATGCCGCCATTGTAGTAGCTGTTAAACCCCTGTCGAGATAGCCCTTGTATGGCTCTGTGAAGGACGCTTTGTCGAACCCTTGTCCTACTACCACCTTCTCCTTTATGTGGCTCACAGTGGCTCCTGTGGACTCTGAGGGGGTAAACTTAGCACAAGAGAAACAGTAACTAGATCCGTCCTCATTCAGAGACAGTGCATCACTAGACCCACAGTCATCACATTGCTGGTGTAGTTTAACGAATGCCATCAGTGCAACTCCCCTCTAATAGAACTATACTTATTGATTATCTCGTCAGCAGATAGCTTAGTGTACTCCAACTTAAGTAGACTAGCTACGTAAGACAACGCCTCAAACATAGTCACTGATGCCATGTCTCGCTCAACTAACTCCTCAATCATCTGACTTAGCTCATGCTCCTGTTCCATACGTAACCCTCTATGTAGTAAGTAATATGTATTACTAATAGTATTAATAATAATTAGTAGTACTTAGTATCTATATAGTTTATTGTACCACACATTTTAATAACTATTACCACTATATCTGGTAATAATACGGTTACCTTCTCCGTAATATTCCTCAATAGGTGCCTCAAGAAGCGATAAAAACTTGTCTAGTTTACCTGAGTTTCTTAGTTTACGCAGTGCATTTTTTTCTATCTGAGCTACCGTTTGCTGTGTCACGCCCAAGCAATGCGCTACTTCTACCTGTGTCATACCTGCTCTCATATCTCAATAACCCCCTGTCAATACAATGCTCAAGTCCTGTGCATCAGCAGCAAAAGATAACCCACGCTTTACCAATTCCGCTACGCCATCGTAAAAGTCTGAATCTGTTTTGTAACATATAATCATATCTTAATCTCCTTTTGATTCATTAATTTCAAAACACTTTCAAAGTAATCTATCAGTTTTTCTGGTGTATATTCACGTTGATACTGTGTGCATCTGGTTGTTCCTCTGACATTACCTGCAATAGATCGACGCTTACCCTTATCACAGTAATGGATCGTTAAATCTCGCGGTGGCAGCGCAGGTAAATCTTTCTTGTCAATACCGCAAATGTATAGCTTTGTACGCTTGTGCGCTACATGTCCAAAGTCGTATTGGTCTATCTCAATAGTGAAACCTCCGTACTGATCGTGTGCACCTACGTCTGGTACATGCTGACCGAACAGGCGTGAACCTGATGGGTGTTCAAGTATACCACCATTCTTCTGGATCTTTGCTATAGAAAACAGGGCTAACTCTGCCTCACCTTCCCTTACGTTATGAGCCATGTGAGACAAGCGACCCCATGATCTACACGGTGGGTGACACACCAGAGGATTAGTGCCTGAGTATTGCAAAGCATTTCTGTTCGCATCATAAGCGTCCCACACTTCTCGCTTTTTGTATGCGCTATCTTCTCTTACAAAAAGAGCAACGAATCTCATATCTCAACACCTCCAAAGTCACGGTTGAGCAGGCCATAGATAAACTCACACGTTGGTGTGACAGAGTAGTCACTGATGACCACCATTGGTTCTTGCTCTGACCCGTTGTTGTATATCAACCAGAACCAACCCATATCCTTACCACTATCCCTGTCATAAATTTCTAGGTGGTCTTCTCCTGTGTGTGACATAGCATTGAGGATGTCATCACCGTTGGTTGACTTCTTGATACTGTACTCCTCGCCATCCC